AAATGGCCCCTCGTAAAGCTACGATGCCAAAACGCAACAAGAAAAATTTCCGTCCCACAAAAGCTGGGGCGGGAATGACCGATGCCGGAGTAAAAGCGTATAGGCGTAAAAATCCCGGTAGTAAGTTGAAAACGGCGGTCACTGGTAAAGTAAAACCCGGTAGTAAAGATGCAAAGAGACGTAAGTCTTATTGCGCTCGCTCCGAAGGTCAGATGAAGAAATTCCCTAAAGCGGCTAAAGACCCCAATAGTCGTTTGCGTCAAGCAAGGAAGCGTTGGAAATGCCGGTAAAAAAAGAAACAATTACAGCATCCAAGGTGATGGCAGAATTAGCCAAGCATGAGGCTGAGTGTAATCTTCGATATAAGCGTATTGAAGAGCTTCTTGACGACCAGAAGTCAAACATGACAAAGTTAGATCAAAGGCTTTGGTGGATTGTTGGTTTAGTTATTATTGCTCCATTTTTGCAGAGGTTACTATGACAAGTGCAGTAAATCTAGGTGCAGGAAAGTGCCCAACTCGTAAAAGCAGCGTTGTTCGCATGAAAAAAGGGGGCAAGGTAAAAAGTGGTGGTAAGATCTGTCCGAAAGGGAAAGCGTGGGCCAAGCGCACATTTGACACATACCCGTCAGCGTATGCAAACATGGCAGCCTCAAAGTATTGTAAAGACCCCAACTACGCTAAAAAATCAAAGGGCAAGTAATGGGTCAGTTAAAAGAATGGGTGAAACAGGACTGGGTTAGGATTGGATCAGATGGTTCTATCAAAGGTAAATGTGGTACTTCAAAAGATAAGAGTAACCCTGATCGTTGCTTGCCTAGAGCTAAAGCTAACAGTCTATCGAAAAGTGAACGCGCTACAACGGCTCGTAAGAAGAAGCGGGCAGGCTCTAAAGGAAAAACTACAGTCGCTAACACAAAAGCTGCGAAGGTAACAGGTTTACGAAATGGTGGGGCTGTAACGAAGCCTAAACGGCCATTTAACGGTAGGTCTGTTCCGGGAACGGCGGTAGCACGGGGTTGTGGCGCTGTTATGTCAAATCGTAGGAAAAGAACCAAAGGTTCTGTAAGTCAAGCATAGGAGCTTAAAATGGCAAAAGAATTTATGACTATGGAAGAGTATTCAGCAGATCTTGTTGGCGGAAACATGCGGTCTAAAGGCATGGCTAAAGGCGGCGCGGTTGGCATGAAAAAGAAGGGCTACGCTAAAGGCGGTAAAGTCCAGAAAATGGCTGGCGGCGGCATGATGATGAAGAAAAAAGGTTACGCGAAGGGCGGTAAGGTAAAATAACTTGCCTTATCTTCAGAGCAATATACCGCATTTCAAATGTTGGGTGCGAAGGGAATACACCTGTAACCATTTGAAATACCAAGGTGAGTTTCTTCATGCTATGGCGGTTGCCGTTACTACAATGCCTAGCCGGTGTTTAAGTTTTCAGATGATATTCACCGGCTGCGAGGCAGATGGGACGGATGATCCAAATATCCACGGGGGAGCGATGTGGGCTAGAATGCCTATTACGGCTCTTGTGGGCGATACTCCTTTTGAAGAATGGCCCGAACCTATGCCTGTCCATTTGGCGCAACCTTGGGACTGCATGTCCCATACACACGCAGTTTATCGTTTAGATAGAGCTCATCCTTGCCCGTGGCTTGCCAAAATAGGGCCTGATTTTTTCCCGGCTAAATACTATTTTACGGTAGATTATACCGAAAGTGAGATAGCGGATGATCCCGCCCAGCACAAACAAAGCCACGTTNTAGAACTTTTGGATGCGGGTCCTTACACCGGAAATATTGTTGCGTTGCCTAACAATCGTGTTCGTGTTACGCATCCNGCGTGGTTTGAAACAGGTGAAGGTCCCCCTGATTTTCTACCTTCGCAGCATATACACTATTCAAAATCGGATTTAGACTATACAATGGATGTAAATCAGATCTTCGACAACCTGTATGCGGAAGATAAGAAATGACCCTTTCTGGTAGCACAAATTTTGAGTTAGACGTAACGGATTACGTTGAAGAGGCGTTTGAGCGATGCGGGCTGCAAGTTCGCACGGGGTATGACTTGAAGACAGCTAGACGCTCGTTAAACCTGATGTTGGCAGAATGGGCCAATCGGGGTCTAAACCAGTGGACTATTGCTCAAAGCACTCAGGCAGTTACTTCTGGTACAGGCGACTACACTTTAGGAACTAACATTATTGATATTCTATCTGTTGTGGTGCGAAGAGATGGAACCGATTTTGCCTTAACTAGGATGAGTCGGGATGATTATCTAACTATTCCAACAAAAACGACTACGGGTAGACCTAACCAGTTTTTCTTAGACCGACAAGTCACGCCGGTTTTAAAAGTTTGGCCTGTTCCAGAGAACAGCACCGATGTTATTATATATGATGCCTTAACTAGAATGGATGACGCGGACGAGTACACTAACACTTTAGATGTTCCGTTTAGGCTGTATCCTTGTTTAGCTGCGGGATTAGCGTATTATATATCCATCAAAAGAGCCCCGAATAGAGCACAACTCTTAAAAGCAATGTATGAAGAAGAGTTTGAAAGGGCTATGGCAGAAGACCGGGATAGAGCATCCTTTAATGTTGTGCCGCAGTTCCAATATTTTAGGACAACATAATGTCACGTTTTGCCTCTGGAAAAGACTCTTATGCTATTTCAGATAGATCTGGCTTTAGGTATAAATACCGNGACATGCGNAAAGAGTGGAACGGNTTNCTTGTCGGAAAAGATGAGTTTGAGGCAAAACAACCGCAATTNGGNCCTTTCCGTAAAGTCTTTGANGCTCAAGCTTTAAAAGACGCCCGCCCACCAGAGCCCGAAACTTTTACTGTTTTAGTGGGTAATCCGCCTTTNGAAGACCCTAATATGGCNTTTATAAANGCTTCAGCGCAAGTTGGTCAGGTAATAGTTGATTTACCTACGATAACGCCGTCTACGGCCACTCCTACGGGTCTTAGCGCGACAGCCAGTGTGGGCACGGTGACTACAACAGGAGTGACCATAAATCAGACGTTCGCGGTAACTGTACAAAGTTATCTTGGTGCTAATAAATATTACATAGATGGTGTTAGACAGGACACGGTTACTTTGACCGAAGGTAACACTTATCGCTTCGATCAGTCAGACGGTACTAACTCCGGACACCCTTTACGTCTATCCACCACCTCGGATGGAACACATGGCGGCGGGTCACAATACACTACGGGCGTAACAACCACTTCTTCTTACACTCAAATCACAGTTGCTGTGGGGGCCCCAACCCTGTATTATTACTGTACTAATCACAGTGGCATGGGCGGACAGGCGAACACACCATGAGCTACACAAAAACAACTTTGAAGCAAGCTATACAAGATTATGCTGAAAATGACGAAACAACTTTCGTTAATAATCTTGATAACTTCATAAAAAATGCCGAAGAAAAACTGTTAAAAGTAGTTGATTTAGACGTTTTTCGTAAAAACGTGAACGCTGCTATGACTACGGGTAACCGGTTTTTGAGTCAGCCGACAGACTATTTGTCTACTTTTTCGCTATCTTACAACAACGGCTCCGGCACAAGTCATGTTTTTTTAGAACAAAAGGACGTGAACTTCTTACAAACGTACTGGACTACACCTACCACCACAGGTGCGCCGCGTTACTATTCTGTTTTTGATGTAGGTAATTTTCTTATAGCCCCTACTCCAAATCAGGATTATGCTGTTGAATTACATTATTACTACCGACCCGCTTCTATNACAGGGGCAACGGGAACGTCGTGGCTTGGGGAAAACGCACCAGATGCGCTTTTATACGGCTCTTTAGTTGAGGCTTATATATTTATGAAAGGGGATCCTAATCTCCTTCAGGTGTATAGGCAGCAGTTTGAAGAAGCAGCACTTCGTCTTAAAAATTATGGCGAAGGCGTAGAAAATACCGAAGCTTATCGCGACGGGTTAGTGAGGACTCAGAAGACATGAATGTAGCAATAGTGGCGTTTGGCGGCTCGTTTTCCGAGTACGTCATGTCGCGCATAAACTCGCAGAACTTTGACGAAGTGTGGGGTATAAACAGCATAGGGGCCATCTTTCATGTAGATAAGACCTTTATGATGGACCCTGCCTCTCGTTTTTTAGATGGTAAAAAAGCCGGAAAACAGACTGGGATAGCGCAAGAATTCTTATTAAAGACCCCTAAAAAAGGTCCTATATATTCTTGTTGTTTAGATGAAAGAGTACCTGAGATAGAGCTATATCCCTTAAAGGAGGTTGTTGGCTCGTTAGGCTTTGCGTACTTTAACAACACGGTGGCTTACGCCCTAGCCTATGCTATTTACAGCGAAAAAGTCTCGAAAATCCACCTGTACGGCATAGACTTCAGTTACAAACAGAATATAAATTTTGCGGAAGCGGGACGTGCTTGTTGTGAGTTTTGGTGCGCCATAGCTCTTTCAAAGGGTATACAGATAGAGATAGCTCAAAATTCAGGCTTTATGGACACTAACGTGCCAGAGAATGAAAAACTGTACGGCTACCATCGTTTAGCGGATCCTCTTGTTCAAACAATAAAAGACGGAAATCTGATTATTGTTCCTCAATCTGAGTATATCAAAGAAGAAAAAGAAACTTTATCACCGCCAGAGCCGTTAGATAATCCAGTTCTTATTGGGCGACATGATGTGCCGGGAGTATCGTATAATGATTAGTGTACAAACAGGAATAGATGTAGGTACGATTGACGTTACTACGTCAAATGAGGGCGGCCTTTCGTCCGATCAAATAGCTGAAATGGCTCGTAAAAAGATAGTTTATGTGTCAGAAGAGGCCCCGCCTGCTATAAAAGATCAGGCTCAAGCGTTTGCAGGAAGGGTCGAAGACGTGCTACGTTTTTACATAGACTTGGCTAAACGTGAGGAGCGTGGTACTATATGCCAGACTTTGCGTAAGGCGGGTCACGACGACATTGCGGACTTTATTAGGAGACTATAATGGCAATCACTCAAGCAATGTGTACCTCATTTAAAACAGAGCTCCTAACGGGTACACATAATTTTACAAATAGCTCTGGAAACTCTTTCAAACTGGCCTTGTATGCAATCGGGGGTGGAGGGAAATCTAGCACAACCGCTACACTTGGCGCGGCAACAACAGCTTTCACCACAACAGGTGAGGTGGCAAACAGTGGTTCTTATGCCTCTGGTGGCAGCGCATTAACAAATGTGACGCCGTCAGCCTCTGGAACAACTGCTATAACAGATTTTGCTGATTTAAGCTTTACTACAGCAACAATTACTGCTCGTGGCGCGTTGATCTACAATGACACAAACGCTGATAAAGCGGTTTGTGTGCTTGATTTTGGGTCAAATAAGAGTTCAAGTTCAGGCACCTTTACCATTCAATTCCCTACAGCGGACGCTTCAAACGCTATTATTAGAATAGCTTAACGGAGTAGACTGTGTCCAATATTGGCGGATGGGGTAGAGGCGCGTGGGGTGACGGCGCTTGGGGCCAACCTGTACCCGTAGTATTAACGGGAGTAGCCGCTACTACGGGTCTTGGCACCCCTTTAGCCGGAGGCGGTAGCTTAGTCGGGCCTGTTGGCGCGGTTGGCACCATAGGGTTTGGCGATGAACAGGTTGTTGGTACTGCCGTTGTAGCTGTAACGGGAGTAAGTGCAACTTCGGCCACATCTACACCAGAAGCCCCTGCCGCCGTTACTTTGACGGGCACTTCCGCGACAGCTTCGGTTGGAACACTTACTCTTGTAATTCCAGTAACTGTCGGTGTAACTGGAAACGCTGTTACGGGTGCTATCGGATCTCCGATAGTAGACGATATGGCTTTTGGCGTTACAGGATTGTCAGCAACAGGAAATGTTGGTATTGTCTTTATCTGGAGTCAAATCGTCATAACGCCGGATCAACAGGCAAATTGGACAGATTTAACTCCTGCTGGTGCAGGAACATGGACTGACCTAGTGCCGAGTCAATCAGCGAATTGGAAAGAGGTCGCATAAATGGCTAGCTCATATACTACTAGAACCGGTATTGAAAAACCCGCTACTGGCGAACAATCGGGAACTTGGGGTGATACCACTAACCTGAACTTTGATATAATTGATACGGCCCTTAATGGGGTGGTGACATTAAGCTTATCAGGTACAAGTTCTTCTTTAACCACTTCAGATGGCACTGTTTCAGATGGCATGAACAAGTTAATTGTTTGTGGCGGATCTCCTTCCGGAACACATACGATAACGATTGCCCCTAATGACGCAGAGAAAATCTACTTTGTAACCAATGACACCAATCAGTCAGTGGTATTTTCTCAAGGAAGTGGTGCTAACGTAACCGTGGCGACAGGCGAAAGTCGGATAATTCGAGCCGATGGTGCGGGTGGCGGTGCTGCGGTGACTGATTTCACCTCAACAATGGCGGCAAGCACCACCTTCATCAACAACACAGCGGCAGGTGATGCTACCGCTTTGGCAATCGCGTTAGGATAAGGAAATGGCAAACACATTTAAAGTTGTAACAAAGGCGGGGGTTACCTCGGTAGATGTTATATATACGGTAAACGACTCACCCGCTACTACTACGGTAGTTCTTGGTATTATTCTAGGAAACACCACCACTACTCAACAGACAGCTACCGTTACTTTAACGTCAGATACGGCAAATCGTGCAGGAGCTAATAACGAGGCAAACCAAGCGGTTGAGCTTGTAACAAATGCTCCAATACCCGCAGGATCCTCGTTGGAGATGTTAGCCGGTAACAAGGTTGTTTTAGAACAAACTGACACAATAAGCGTCACAGCTACTGGTGCAACGGATGTAGCCTTGTCAATTATGGAGATCACCTAATGCCATATCTGGGTAATCCTTTAGCCTTTGCTTACAGCGCGGTAAGCTATCAAGATTTGACCGGAGTTACAGGAAGCCCCGCAAAGCGTGGCTTTACTCTTAGTAACGCTGTGCTAAATGCAAACGAGATAGAAGTTTTTGTCAATAATGTGCGCCAAGAGCCTTTGGTAGCGTATACCGCCGGGGGAACAACTTTGACAATGACTGGCGATGTTGAGACAACCGATGACTTCTACGTTGTTTTTCAAGGCATGGCAAAGCAGACGGTAAGTCCTGCGGCAAGCACTAATATGTCGATTACGGATCTGACCGTGAGCGGAGATCTTACGCTAGGTAAGGCGGTACAAGGTAAAACTTTTGTAGACACCACCAATTCAGGCAACATCACTCTTGATTTTGACACTTATCAAAACTTTGTTCTTACCATGACAGGAGCCGTGGTACTGGTTAATCCGACTACGGAAGCCGTAGGTCAGACAGGTTTTATTATTTTAATTCAAGACGGTTCAGGTAGCAGGGGGTTGTCCACGGGTAACCAGTTCTTTGCTCCCGGAGGTGCTATAACCATATCCACTGCCGCAAGCGCAATTGATGTTGTGCCGTACATGGTTCAGGACACCGATAAAATTTTACTAGGTACTCCTCAACTCGCTTTTGCAGCGTTAGCGTAGGAAGAGCTTATGTCAGGACCTTTTGGATCAAGTCCTTGGGGTTACAACCCCGGCGGGGATTTTTATTCCTACACCATTGACCAGTCGTTGCGGTTTGATGACGGTGACAGCGCACATTTAGACAGAACTTATAGTTCTAGTGCTGGGGGTAACACAAAAACATGGACATGGAGTAGCTGGGTAAAGATTGGTAATATATCTGCTCAGAAAATGATTTTTTCAGGGTCAACAAACACTTCAAATCTCATGTATTTACAATTAAGGGGTGACGCTCAAGACAACCGCCTTGATATTACATGGAGGCAGGGGAGCAGTACAACAAGACAACTGTCAACAAACAGACAATTTCGTGATGTCTCAGCTTGGTATCACATCGTATGGGCAGTCGATACAACACAAGCTACAGATTCAAATAAAATGAGGCTTTACATTAATGGTGTTGAAGAAACATCTTTTAGTGCAGATAACAGAAGCACCATCTCACAAGATTCAGATTTAATTATAAATGCAAACAGTGCTGCCCACTCTATAGGAACATATTCCCAAAGCCCTAGTTCATATTTTGATGGGTACATGGCAGAAATGCATTTTGTGGATGGAACACAGCTAGACTCAACTTCATTTGGCGAAACAAAGGACGGTATTTGGATACCAAAAAAATATACTGGCTCACACGGCACAACTGGTTTTTATCTGCCGTTCGATGATTCTAGCGCAATAGGAGATGATGAATCTGCAAACACAAATGATTGGACACCAAGTGGTTTAGTCGCAAGCGATGTCGTGCTAGACAGTCCAACGAATAACTTTGCT